CCAAAACAAAAGCAAACAGAGCAAAAGTAAACAGCGAAGCACCACTTAATCCAAAGGCAAAGCAATTGCGCATTGGCTTTGATACTGTAAAGTACATTGGCACCGAACCGCGTTGGGACGATGTTGAAGTAACAGAAGATACACGCCAACATTATTTGGGCTTAGGCTTTAACTGGTACAACCATAGCTTCAATCATAAAGATGCAGTAACATTTATGGTAGAGTTCCTTACTGTTAATGAGCGTAAGGCAGAAGCAAAGCAAGTTAAACGTTCAAAAGATTATTCAATTCCAAACGCACTAGGTTGGATGGCCCGCATGACAATGATGGGCTGGGAACTTGATGCAGTTGAAACAGACCAAATTGAAGGTGCTATTAAGAAAGCAATAGCATCAGTCGTACTTAAGGCTGTCGTTGTTGAAGATGAAGACGCACCTAAAAAAGCAAAATTTAATATCCAGGAAGTTATGCGTGAGAAATCAGCAGTAGCTGGTGGTGAGCTTGAAGGTATGTTTGATGATTACATTGCTAATGGCGCACTGGCTAAGCACAACTTCAAACCAATTGACGTACTGAAAGCGGCAAACATATTGCCAGCCCACGCAGGCGCTGAAGTTGAACACTGGAAAGCAGTGTCAGCCGAGATTAAAGCGGCTCACGCTGGTAAAGATGCTGAACTGAAAGAAGCTTACAGCACTTTTAACAAATTACAACTTCGTAACATGATTAAGTTTGCAGACCTTATTGTTGCAGACTACAATGGTTACGTGGCATTTAAGAAAGCAAACAAGAAAGTACGTAAGAAGAAAGTTAAGACTCCAGAGCAAATTGCTTTCAAAATGAAGTTCTTAGCTGAAGACAAAGATCTTAAGCTGAAAAGCCTTAAGCCTGCTAAGATTGTTGGCGCTAAGGAAGTGTTCGCTTACGATGTTAAGAAGCGTAAACTTATGTACTTCGTTGCAGACGAGTACGCAGGTGAACTTACTGTTAAGAACAGCACCATTGCTGGTTTTGATGTAACCAAGTCAGCACAGAAGACAGTACGCAAGCCAGCAGAACAGCTGAAAGCGTTTATGTCCGCAAGTCGTCCAAATACCCGCAAGCTGTACAAGAACACCAAGTCAGTTGAGGTTAGGGTAAGCGGTCGCTTTAATGAAAACGTTGTAATTTTAAAGGCATTTTAAGATGAATGAAATAACTATTCAAGTAAATGGCAGATCGGTTGCCACTAGAGAAACAGCTATGCCATACGTAATTGACTTCCAGGACTCGGACTTAGCGACCGCGTTAGAAGGCAAAACGATAAAGGCTATTGTAGTTGGAACTGATACATTAATTAATATTGTTGCATCATAAAGGTATTTTAACATGGCACTTAAACAGACAGATGTTACGGTAGGCAAACGTTTTAAGGTTATCCTTAATAAGAAGCTAAAAGAGTCTATATGGGATAACGGCGGAGCCGAGCTTATGGTTATGGGTGCAGACGGTCATTACTTTGACGGGCATGGTGATTTACCAATTGGCACAGAAATTGAAATTGTGCAGGCGCCAAAAAATTTAAAAGGTACTGCATCGAGGGTGGTTCTTCTTAAAATTATTGATGAGCCAGAAGATAATGTATATTCTAGCTTTTGGGTTTTATTTAAAAAGCGGGTTGAAGAGGTAGCATGATGACTCCTGAGGAAAGAGCAAAGCAACAAGCTGAAGCAGTTGCAAAGCGCCAAGCAGAAATTGCTAGAGATGTAAAGTGGTGGCGCAAGATATCAGACCAGCGCGTTAACGGTTTCAACATTAAAGAGACTGACCCGATGTTTGCTAAAATAAACGAACGCTATAGGAAAAACAATGTGTGATATTAAACGAGCTCATACAGCGGCACCAGGCGGTGGCGAAAACCTTAGCATGACATGCGAGAAGACTGGCAAGCCAATTAATGTATCAAACAAGTACGGCATGTTTTGTGAAGACTTGTGTGACTTGCAAGAAAACAAAGATGCCATGAAGAAATTACAATCAATGTTTCCCGGAGTATTTTAATGAAAAATCCAGCAGAATTTAAGAAAGCACTCAGAACCTTGCTACACTCGTGGGGTTCGGACACACCACCAGAAGTAATTTGGGGGTTGAACGATATGATTGCGTGGCTTGAACTAGAATACAACGTCACAATTGATAACAGGTTCGACGAACCGTATGACGAAAATGCAATTGACCCCAATGTTGTAATCGCGGAACTTGAGAGCAAGTTATGATTGAAGTACATATTTTAAAATTACCAACACCGCGATTACTTGCTTATTTCAAAAAGCATTATCAGCGTTCCAATCCACACGTTGACAACGACGACCGCGGAATATTTAATTACGACGAAGCAAAGTTTAACGAATGGCAAAATGATTACCAAGCACTTAAAACTGAATTAGACAAGCGTAAACACGTGGAGAAATAAGATGGGCGGAACAGTAGCAGTCACATTAAGAAAGCCAGATGGTACCGAGTACCGTATGGACCGTTGGACTAACAGCATGCCATGGGGCATCACTAACTTGAAAATGTTGCAACACGATATGACGCACGTTGACGCATACCTCGAGCAGTGGCTGGAAATGAAAGCCGACTATGACAAAAACAACGACAGTGCAAACTTTGAACTTAACATGACAGATTGTTACTTTCCATCTGAAGGGTTAGCACCGTGCGGTTATGGACTGGTTGTTGTCGACACGGTTAACAACGCTATATTATCCATGCAGGGTTACACAAATTTTGAATCAATATGTGCCGCAAGTGTTGGACTAGATATCCCACGCGGTATAGGCGACCCAGACAGTAGTTACGAATGTTTTAAAGAGTTCCTTGAAGCTGGCAAAGTGACTGGCATGATGACACGCCAGTCCTTTGACAATGCAACAGAAGACGGCATGGGCGATGTGTATGTTCCAGTTGATTTAACAATGGATGAAATTGTTGCAGAAATTACAGGCGACAAGCGTGACATTTATGACTTCCGCATTGACCTTAAACCGTTTACTTACGAAGAGTTTGATGAATACGAACCCAACGCACTTAAAGCGATGCGAGCACGTATCTTAGAACTTGGCTTTGAATTATCCGACTCGGAAAATAAAGTGTGGGATGAATGCATCAAAGAAGCTATTGAGGACTACGGTGATGAAGGATAAACAAATATTAGCTGAGGTACTGTCAGAACTAAAGCGGGTATCTTTTCCTGGCTCCGAGGATGATGCTTTTGACAGTGAATACTGGAGTGCAATTGAAGTACGATGCGATAACGCAACTGATGAAATAGTCGAAGCAGACAAATTCCATAAAAATCTTATTAAGATGATTGAGGATGGTCAAAATGAAGGCGCTTGAATTCATATACATGTACACAGTAGGCCTAGTTGTATTCATGGTTTGCTTTTTTGCTAAAATGATATGGGACGTCCTAACAGTGAGGTTAAAAGACTAATGAAAAGTCCAGCAGAAGCAATAGTAGGGTTTTTATTTACGATAACGTCAATGACCTTTTGGTACGGTAGTTATGGTATATTCTTTATTCAACATGTATTCGTCCGTTACTGGTGGGCATTGCTAGCTGTTGGTTTAGCATTCACAGCAGGAAAATTCTTCTAATGCCTGAAGTAAAAAATCAAGATATGTTTCCAATGGAGCAGTGTAACAAATGCGACATGGATGGTGTGCTACATTTAACATTACGCGGCAGATATATTTGGCGCTGTCCAGATTGTTTTGGCACATGGAGAACACAAGGTTCGCAAATGGATGTAATTAATGCAATCCGCGGCGAACCCGATTACGATACTCCAGCACGTGGTTTAGTTGTAGAGGAGAAAGAATAATGAAAGATTGGATTAAAAAGAAATTAGAAATGACACCACAGCGTTGATTGAGTATAGGATATTGGGTAGGCACTTTGCAAGCTATTTTGATGATGACCTTTCTCCAGATGTCAAAAGATGGCGAACTAACAGTGATGCACTGGGTTATATTTTTACTGTCGTGGATAGTAATTGGTTTCATCTACATTAGGAATGTTTCAGCATTCCAGAAAGAAACACTGTGGATGACAATTAAGAATCCTGCGAAAGTAACAGCGGAACAGGATGATGCCGAGCGTTATTATAGTTATGGTAGTGTTGCGAGTAGTGCCGGCAAAGCTACCCGACCCAACCGCCCACCACCTCCACCTAGACCACCAGCGCCTAGAGATGTTACTGGCCGCAAGCGGACCTAGCATGAAATACGAAGATTTAAAAGTAGGAATGAAAGTAGAGGACGCTATCTTTTCGAGTCCTGCTAACACAAATGGTACCGGGATTGTTAAAAAGATTCTAAAAACACGAGTGCATATTGACTTCTATCATCATAAAGTTGAAGTATATGACTTACAACATTTACAATTTTTAAAGAGAGCACGAAAATGAAATATCATTTATTTAAACAGTCGCGAGTATACACCGGGCGAGCATACTGCGGGCCAACGTCAGACAATAAACCTGCAGAAGCAGAAACACTTGCTGAGGCCATTGTACTGCAAGCAAAAATGACAGCGGCGAACCCGGTGGGTTGGGATATTTTCCTTTCAAAAACTAAAGAGCAAATAGCATGATAATTGTTAACATAGAAAAATACGGCGACTGGGACACACCTTATACAGTTGTGTCAATGGTGGCGCCACAGCTCATAGGCAAAAAAGATGCAATGAAGCTCAAGCGAGAAGCTGAGGAACTGTTTAAAGATACAGACGACGAGGATGAAGTAATCAAGTTCCTTAAAGCGCAAGGCTTCACAACTTGCAATATGGTTAGTATTACAATAGGCGGAAACTTATGAGCGACAAGCGACTTTACCTCATACCTTACGATGGTATTAACTTGTTTTTTAACGGAGCCTGGACGGGTGTTGAGTTCCAGTCCATTGAAGATGGCCAAGAATGGCTTGCATTTTTAAAGCCATTGAGCGATGAGCAGATTGAACATTTTGTGCGAATTTGGCAATGTGTCGACCACAAAGCCAGACGCAGAACACTTGAACGACTAGCAAAGGTATAATATTATGAGTGGCGAAGATTGGGCAAACGATTTCTTTGACGTTGTAGAGCAAGAGCTTGAAGACGCAAAGCAAGAGGAGCAGGTTAAACCTCCTAAGCAGTACCATGTATTCATTATGAATGATGATTTCTCAACCTGGGAATTTGTTGTTGAGGTGCTTGGTAAATTCTTTGGCAAGTCTAGCGAAGAAGGAGACCGTATTACGAGAGTGGTACACACCAAAGGCAAAGGACTTGCTGGCACGTTCACAAAAGACATTGCTGAAACGAAAGCGCAATTAATGAATGATTACGCACAATCAAAAGGGCATCCGTTACACGCCGAAACTGAAGAGGCCGAAATATGAGTACTGCAACACCAGGTAGGTCAACGTACATGAAACGTTATGTGGTATACAGCGATAAATTAGATGGGTACTTCCACGGCAAAGGTGGCAAGTCGTTATATTATAATGACAAAGATTTTGCCGATCAAATTGACGATGCTAAATGGTACAAGCAAGAAGCACTCGCAGTTAAAAAGGCAATGGGGTTACATGCCAACTTTAAAACTATAGCAATTGAAATTAATATTAACGTAACTGAAGATATAAAAATTGATGTTGCAACTATGATATCTGAGAAAATGGCAGAAGCGCAGGCTATTGTTAAACGTGTCAAGGCACTGGACTCAGATGCAACAGAAGCATTACCACTAAAAGAATGGAAATACTACAAAGATTGTTTAGTATTCATTCGCGACTACGAGGAAAAAGCATGAAACTGAATAGACTAACTGTATTGATAACCATCCTAATTGTTGTATCGGTGGGTACCAATATATTCACAATGTTTGCCGACGACATAGAGTATATCTGGCCAACTGAAGCCAAGTACGTGTATACAAATATGTTCGATAACAGTGTTCTTTGGTACAGACAGGAAGGAACTAACACATTATCGATGATTAATATGGACAAAGCAGTCATATCAATAACTCAGCTTGGCGAACCAGTAAATTGTTTGCAACTAAACATCCATACTACCGACGGCACAATCCCCGGACCGTGTATCCAGGGTGTGGAAGAAATTAATGAGTAAGTTAAAGTTATTTCGCCGCATTGGCGAGTCAATGGCACAGACAATGCATGCCGATATTATTGGAAGCGATGATGTAGCATTCACATTCTTTGACAAGTTGGCGACAGAAATGTATCCATCAAGTGCAAATACGCGGTCCTGGGCAGAGTCCAATATGCAATTGTTTTACGATCAGGAGAAAGAGCGTATTCAAATAATGAAGGCGTTACAAGGTAAGGACATCGGCCAGCAAATGATTGACGCAATAAGAGCACGACAGGAGGCAAAAGACCATAAATAGTTTAAACGAGATTAAACTATATGGCAACTTTAGAAGATATGAAACAAGAAGTGTTTGACTATGCATCTGCATTGTTAGGTGATGGTATGGTAGACATTTATTTAGACCCTATTCATTACGAAACAGCATTTAAGCGAGCAGTCGGCATCTACAGACAACGAGCGCAGAATGCGTACGAAGAATCATATGTCTGGATTGACTTAGAACAAGGCCAATCAGATTATACATTGCCTGCAGAGGTAACGGAAGTACGCCAGGTATTTCGAAGAACTTTTGGTTCTGTTGGCGGTGACTCAGCATTTGACCCGTTCAGTTCAGCAGTTATTAACACCTACATTTTGAATTTAGGTGGCACGGGCGGACTAGCAACATGGGAACTATATACACAGAAGTTAGAGCTTGCGGCAAGAATGTTTGGTGGATTTATGAACTTTAGTTTCAATCCGAGTACCAAACGTATTAAATTTGTTCGAAATGTTACAGCTTCAGGCGAAACTGTGTTACTATGGACATACAATATGAAACCAGAGGTTCAACTGTTAACAGAATTGCAGATAGTACAGTGGATTAGAGAATACACCTATGCCAACTGTAAGTACATGGAAGGCGAAGCACGTGAAAAATTTCAAACTATTGCCGGCCCAGGCGGCGGCACTAGTTTAAACGGTTCAACAATGAAAGGCGAAGCCCAAGCATTAATGGACCAACTTGAAGAAGACTTAAGGAACTTTGTGGACGGTTCAGATCCACTGTCATGGGTAATTGGATAATACATTTAAAAATGAACAATCATACTAAAACCGCCGTCGTTGTGACATTAATATTAACAATGATTACACTTAATGCATTGCTTAGTAAAAGAGCAGAAGCAAGCCCTGCTGATACCTGTACTATACCTGATGTGGTTGACTTAATGCTGGGTGAGGAAGACACTCCGGAAGTTCAAGCACCGAAGTACGAATTTGTAAAAATTCCCGAATCAATTAATAATAAGCAAGCCGCATTGTTGAAGTATGCACACGATGTAGCAACAGCCGACGGGCATGAAGACCCATCTGTATTACAAGGCCTTATTTGGCAAGAATCAAAAGCTGGCGGGTATCCTGGATACGAAGTAGCTGGCGACGAGTACGGATTAACAGTTGGCAAACGTTATTACGGTGTAGGCCAAATTAAAGTCTCAGCCGCTAAAGATGTGTTTAGACGTTTTCCAGATGAGTTCGCAAAATACAAAGGTATGACAGCTGATGAGATTATAGCTTATTTGATTATGGACGACAAGTTCAATATTAGAGTAGCAAGCAAGTACCTTTGGATGATGAAGCACAACGAAACCAAACGCCCTGTATTCGTCCGTCCTACTAACTATGCAATCACAGCATACAACAGAGGTTTAGGTAACACATACGATACCGATTATAATAACTGGCACTACACAGTTTCAGTTCACAAGCACAAAGACACATTCATTAAACAATTCAATCTGGCAAACAACATAGCCAAATAATTTGACGTTTTCCTTTTTATAGCGTATACTACGTGAATAATAAGAGGAATACCATGTCAGATTTAATGATCGATATTGAAACACTAGCCACAACACCAGATTCAACAATACTAACAATTGGCGCACAGGGTTTTGACCCGTTCAGCACCAAGTTCACAGACGTAACATATTACAGACGTTTAACAACCGATTCGCAAGAAGGTCGAGCAGTTGACTACACTCCAGACACCGGAACAGTTGCATGGTGGGGCAAACAAACAGAAGAAGCACAAGAAGAAGCAATGGGCGATGGCGAAGACCGAGTTGATATTAAAACAGCCTTAACAGAATTATCTAAAATAGCGTGGACGCATAGCCGCGTTTGGGCAAATGGTACTACATTCGATATGGTAATACTAGAAGATGCATTCCGTGAACACCAAATACCAGTTCCGTGGAAATTTTGGGAAGTGATGGATGCGCGTACTATATACAAGTTAACCAATGCAAAGCCGTTGGGCAACAACCATAATGCATTAGCAGATTGTGTTAATCAGATTGATACATTGCAGAAGTCAATTTTGCAGTTAGGCATTACAAAGTTTTAATTATCGGCGTTCAGCCCTAAGTCCTTTAACCAAGGCATATCCTGTTTTTCAACAGCTACCGAGCAATTCAAACAAATGGATTTTAAATTGCTTAGGTGGGTGTTGTTCATGTCTCCGTCCACATAATATATAATAATCTGTTTCGCCCAGCGGGCTTTGAAATGGCACTTGTCACACTCCATCTTTTTCTTGTAACCACTCTTAGTCCAATTAGGTTTTGCGGGCTTTGCATTGTGTCCAGCACGGATGCAGGTATCACATTTCTTTCTATAGTACGTTTTACCGTTACGTTTATAG